GCGTTTGCAAAGGCATTTAATGGTGATAGGAAAGTAAGAATGACGCTTTTCATAAATAATCATCATATCCCAAACTTTAATGCCCAGTCATTCGTATATAACACCCTAAAAGAAGACGGGCTTGAGCACTGTTTCGACAATTTTGATATTAGAGACTTCGAGCCAGACATGAAACCTGTCTATAATAGCCACCATGCCGCCGTATTTGCATCATGCTCGGAAGGTATCGGGCTTCCAACCTTAGAGGCTATGGCTTGCGGATTACCGGTCATTACGTCCAAGAACTCGGCCATGCTAGACTACGTTAATGATAAAAACTCAATAATTCTTCCAAACCTAGTAGAAGAACCAGTTTACGATCCAAACTTCTTTCCACAAAAGGGCAGCAATGGAACATGGTTTTCTCCACAGGAAAATGATATAATAGAAGCTATGTGCTGGGTGAAAGAGAACTATGACAAGGCAGCTGAGATAGGAAATTATGCCGAGACGTGGGTGCGAGATAATTATAATTGGGATATTCCCGCTAAAAAATTCGTAGAAATTCTAAAGCAGCTATGAGCGTACAAAATAATTTTTCAAAAAATAACAAAGAGGACATCTTGAAAATAAAGAAGTTCCTCTCATTTGTTTTGCGTCATAAGCCGTTCTATTATAAAGTGCGCCTTGATTCCGAGGGGTATGCCGACTCCCAGGCGCTTATGAGTTTAATAGAAAAGCATTTCGATATGTCAATTTCCAAAGATGAGTTTATATATATAACCAAAGATCTTTCAGGTGGCATATTTAAACTAAGCAATGATGGTTCTAAAATTTGCGCAAGACATGGGCACAGTTTCATTTATAATTTGAATGTTCCAGAAGGTTTTGAGCCATGCGTCGAGCTTCCCAGAGAATTATATTTTAATATTAGCAGCAATGACTTCATGGCAAATATGAAATCCGATGCCATACCTTTGTCAAATAAAAAAATAGTCCTAACCAAGCATGTGCCTCAAAAAATAAATGCCACGGTGACATGCAAACTAAATTCACAAAATATAGATTTAAAAACTGTTAAATTCTACTATAATAAGAATGATGATACATTTTTTACGTTAGTCGTACCCAAAAATTTAGTAGCCATACATGTATAATGTTTTTGATGTTGTATCAAAACACACTGTCAATAGTAGAAACGATGTATTCAATGAATATGTCAAAACCCGCGCATGGTCTGACCAAACTATTAATGAATGGGGAATAGGGTATTTTCCGAAGACCGAATTATTATCATTAAAGGTTGGGCTAGTTAATAGCGGTGGAAAGTATGACGACCTGGAAGATACGGGAATCATACGCAAGAAGAAGTCATTGTTCTTCGATCGAATCATATTCCCCATCCATGATACGTGGGGAAAATGCATCGCAATAGCCGGAAGAACTTTAAACGCTCAAATTAAGCCCAAGTATTACAACACATTTTTTGAAAAAACAAAAGTTCTGTATGGGCTGCATAGGGCCATCGATCATATTTTGGCAACAGGCAGAGTCATAGTGTTTGAGGGATATGCCGACGTTGTAACTGCCCATCAGCACGGTATAAAAAATGCAGTATGTTGTATGGGAACGACATTATCAGAGCATCATATGATTCTATTGTCTAGATATGCCAAAGAAATCGTGTTGATGTTTGATAACGACGATGGCGGACTACAGGCTCTAAGCTCGTTCAATAAAAAAATGACGGCGTATGATTCCAAGAAAGAGATTAAAATCTATCGTTGTCGTATTAATAATGCCAAAGATATGGACGAGTATCTAAATAAATTTGGGCCAGAAGCAGCTATAAAATATATAGACGAGTCTATATCGAATCCTAAAGAACAAGAAAGACTGAGGATTTTGAAATAATGGCTAAGAAAAACATGTCTAAGCAGGAATATGATGATCAGCAATATAAATATCATCATAGTTTGATAGATCCGTCGCTTCTGGCATCGGTGGTTGATGCATCTCACTACTCAGAAGATGCCGAGGATGAAAATAACAAAGAAATAAGGCATCAACTTAAAGATAAATTAATTAAGTTGATTATGGTTAAAGTAAAGACTGAATTAACAGACAGACAGCAAGAGGCTATAAATTTGTTTTTGTTACAAAAGAAGCAGGAGCACATGGGGAGCATATTAGGAGTTTCCCAAGAGGCCGCCAACGTAAGATTGAAGCTGGGATTCAAGAGATTGAAAAAGTCGTGTAGTAATGATAGTGAAATCCAAAAAATTTTAGCAGATCTTAAGTCATTATAATTGTTTAATTAGACCGCTCTCCTGGGCGGTTTTTTAATTATTGTCTTTATTTAATTGGCTTAAAATATGAAAATCTTTTATAAAAATTTAATTTATAAAGAGATACAATATTACCGCCCTTGGCGTTGATATATAATTAAGGAGAGCACAATGTCAACTAGAATAAATTCGGCAAATGACCAGAATTATAACATTTTAGACTATAAGGAGCTTCAGGAAGACCTGGCCCTTGCAGATCTAGAAGCTATGGATGACAAAGAATACTTAGTCGCAAAGTTTAAGGCAACCGGAAAGAGACCAGAACGCATAGCTGTGGCTGATGCTGCGAGCTTTGGTCTAAGAAAAGCTTTCTGGGATGTTTATGCTCCGGTTGATGCAAATCAACAAGGAACATGGATCTTAGAAAAAGATGCAGACAGCGGTGAAGAATTCATTGTTAGTAAAATAGAACAATAAAATATCAGGTCGCCCCAAGGAGCTAGCATAATGGCTAATATCAAATTTTTTAGAGTGGCCGAGGTCGTCGAGAGGTTGGAGAAAATGTCCAATCTTGAAAGACACGATCAGGTTATTCGTAATATTCATGCTTTGTATGAAAACAGGCTGAACTCTAACCCTAATGGCTTTGTCACATCAGATGATATTAAGCAGTCGTTCAGTACGTTTTCTGGATTGAATGCAGATTCCAATTTCAGAGATTACTTTGAAGACGTATTTGGCGATTTCAGAAATACAGAAAAGCCAAAAGCCGCCTCTGCTTCTTTTGATCGCGACGACTCATTTGCCTCGGATGATAGAAATCTCGCACTCGAAATTAAAAGAGATGTCTCTTCTGAAATAAAGAGCGATACTCTTGAGAGAGTGAAAGAGGTTGTTGAGGCTTCGGTTTCTATTCCGCAATACTCCTACGCAGGATTTACCAGGCTGGCGAAGGCCGGAGACTCCGGTGTTGCCAACTGGCTTGTTTCTTTTAATACCGGAACCGGAAAGGCCACGATTGGCGTTCCGGTTCTTGTGTCTGATGGTATGGCGTTGTATCCAAAAACATTCATATCCAAAGCCGGTAAACACCTTTCGTTCGACAAGTCTACGTTAGAAAAATATGCCAAAGAGTACATTGCGGAGGAGAGGCCGGTAGCTTTCTCCAAGTCTGGACTAGTCAGAACAACCGAACAAACGCTTATCCCGACTGCTCAGATGGAAAATGAGAATCTTGTTACAGAGACTAATCACATATCGCTTTCATACTCTATTCCCCTTGATGAGAATACTGAAAATGGCCTAAATGCTGTTGAGTCTAACATTCAAGAGAGCATTGAAAAGGCCCGTTCCGTTGTTAAGGAAAAGATATCCCGTAATAGCGATGGTCAGCCTGGATCTGTAAATATCAATGTTAATATCGACTACTCTGGACATCTTGATTTGACCGAGCCAAAAGATTATCCTACAGATGAGGAGCCAGCAGAGGAGGTCATCGGCACGAGAGAGATAGAGGGCCCGGCTACGGCTTCCGAAGTGGTAGTGCAGCCATTTGCTGGTGTCATAGCCTTTAGTATTAAGCAGAAGACGGTTAATGGAATCAGAACTGCTACCGTCCCAGTACTAGTCTCTCCTCAACAAACAACTGCAGAATTCTTCTACGGTGATGGAAAACCAATGCCGTTGAACGCAAATTCTTTGAATAACTTCTTGAGCAAAGATATGACTCCCGCCACTGACGATGAGTACCAGAGCGCTTTAAGCGATGCTTTTTCCGATTCATTCTTGACCACAAATGCCACACTGAATGAGCTAAGAAAGATAATCAAGGAAAGCATTTATGGCAAAAAGCTAGCTGTGGCCAACGCATGCATGGAGGCTATATCGTCCAAGTTTGGTAGCAGTGCAAGCACTAGAGCGACTGCTGACTACATCAATTGGATGAAAGAAGCTAAAGCCTATGAAACTAAACGTGCCTCCGGGGCTATTACTTTGGATGACGAAATCAAACGTAAGAACATAGAAATTGATTCAGACAATGATCCGTTCTATCAAAATTCAGCAGAAATACATTTGATGTAAAATGATAAAACTATCCTCATATAGAAAAAGAAACTTAGATAGATTCATTCGAGCCAATAAGATGGTCGAAGCGCAGATGACCAATATTTTGGATCGCGCAGTATCGATGTCTGAGCAGGATCGAAATGAGTACATCACTGATTTTGTCAATAAACACGGACTGAAAGAAACATTTCAAATCGTAAAAAATATAGTTAAACAGTTTCTTGGTATGAAAGTAACCGCGCAGATGTATCAAGGATTCCGTGGCAATAATAGCGAAAGCAAAGGCCCTATGGCTGTGAGAAACACAGAGCAGTATCCAGCAGAGGTTCCGGCCGAAAGTACTGGCAGCGGAAAGTTGTATAGCCTTTTAAACAAGGCTGGCGACTGGAGCGTGTTGCTGACATTTTTCTTAATGTGGGCCGCAGTGAGCACTTCTGATTATTATACATTAGTTCAGAAGCAGCCTAACTCTGCAGCAGAGATCAAGGCTTTCCTGATAGCATCAGGAGCCGCCTTCATGACATGGTTGTTCAAATTCTTAGCCAGTAAGGTTAAACCCGGCAAGCGATAAATCAAATGAAAACATTTGATATAATTAGAGCTAGAATTAAAAATAGAAAGACCGTGGTTTCAGTTATTACAAGACCCGATCTGAGTGCGATAGACTTGAGAAAGTTCCAAAACGAAGGTTTTTCCCAAGTCTATTTTGAGGCGAATCTCCAGTCAGATCCGGATTGCGAAGTCCTGAATGGAAACATTTACGATATATCCGAATTGCTGACATATGACAATCCGATATATCGAACTAGCCATCCAAACTGCAACTGCAAATTTAAGCCGGTCCCCAGTTCGAGGAAACAACAAAATGAGCAGCCAGGAAGAGTTCCAGCGACTAAATGAAATTAAAAGACAAATAGAGGGAGTAGGATTCTATTTGGCTAACATTAAAGTCAGTCACGAAGATAAGAAAAATCACTCCAACCTTATACATGCAAACAAGGCTATGGATGCTCTCAGAGTAACGATAGAGGGTAAGATAGCGAAAGCCAGACTGGAAGCCAACAAGGAAAAGTTGGTCAAGATTGAGACAAATTATTCCGATGCAATTCTAAATACTATTAATCGCCCGACTGCCGAAATGAAAAAACAAGCTGAGAGCAATTTAAATGTGAAGCGAGCATTTCCTGGCAAGGGCATAAATATAATCAAAACCGCCGTAGAGAATGCTATACGACAAGCATCAGAACGAGGAGTAGCCGTAAGAATGGCGGCTGAAAAACAAAATGGACCCAACCCACAACTCAGAAGAGGTATTCTCGCCGAGGCGCTTGAAGATGGAAAAGAAGGATCCGGCCAGGAACCTCAACCGGGCCAACCCGTTTAAAAGCTCGACCGAAAAAGTTAATCAGGTCGGAGATGATCAAGAGCAATTAGAAAAGGGCTTTAAGCCAGACTACGAAGGCTGGGCTCCAATTATGGCAAGAATGATAATGAGGAAGCAGGCTCTCTGGGATATGCCGAATATGATCCCGGGAATGACGGACCCGAGCCAAGGCTATGGAGCTCCGTGGATGGCGGCAGGAGAAAGCCCTCAAGAAAAATCGATCCCTCCAAAAAACTGGGACGGGACGGTTAACATAAAAGGCAAGAACCTTAAAAAGTACGTAAGAAAGCAAGATTCCAAAAAATCGGTTATAGAAGAATATATAGAGCCGGGATCTCCTAATTATAATTACGGCGAGGTAATGGAATAATGAGATTTTCAGAAGTAAGCAAAAACATCCGTCTGAGAAAGAATGCTCTGCTTGGTTTTTTTTGGTAGAGACCCGGATGTTATCCCCATGACTGCCGGGAAGCTTATTGATGAATTAAAAAAAGTAGATCCGAACACAAAGGTTATACTGGCCAGCGGTAACGATGAAATAGCTACCTCTGTAAGAATGGGCAAATATGAATTTGCTCATGGGTATATAGAAAAAGATGACTACGTCGGATCTCCAGAAGAAAACGTAGAATCCGTACTTATAATATCTTAAAAAGGACTTATCATGAGTGAAATTTTCAAAAAGTATTCAGAAAAAAAGGCCGAGCGAGAAGAATCCCTCTATTCTCTAGACGAAGACTGGTCAGTTTATGGACCTAATTGCCCAAAGCATCCTGGTGTTCGCAAGCGCCTAGTTGGAGAAGCCGGAAAGAAAAAGCTTGGATATGAAAAAAGTGATTTGGTCTGGGAGTGCCCGGTTGACGGGGAAGTTTTTAAAGCAAAAGGCACTGTGGCCGAGCAGACTGATGGTTTCGCCGCTATGGACAACCTGCATAAAAATACTGAGTCGGTTACCGATGAAGGTTTCGATGCCGCCCGAAAGCTAGCAAAGGCCATGGGATATATTCATGATGAAACGGATATCGATTAAGTTTCGCTTATCTCCAAGGGATACTGAAGAATATATCTCTATTAACGACAACGGGCTATCATTGCCATGGCAAGAAACTGATACCATGAGTGCGAATTGCCCAAAACATGCCGGTGTTAGACTGAATAGGGTTGGCGACGAAACATACGAATGTCCATTAGGTAAAGAGATCTATCGCCCGCACGGATCGGTTACTAATCAAAATGTCAAAGATAATTATTATACAGGGATGATTATCAAAAACAACGGGTAAGGTTGGACTATGAAGGGTAGCAGGGTACAAAAACATCCTAGCAGAGCAGAAATTGAACAGATGCTTAGGGATGGAAATTCTCCAACCGAAGTATCTAATTGGTTAAAGGTTAAATATAAGCATAGAAGGCACTGGCTTTCTGGCGTTACATTAACTGAGTACAGGACCAATTTCTTGAATCTCTCCAGAGAAGAAGCAGCAGAAAAAAGAAAGGCGCTTCTTGCCGAAGGAAAAACTAGGGACGCAAACGAGCTAGGGATACACGCTAGCAATCAAGAGTTAATCGAAGCCCGTCAAGAGATGACGCAGAAGGCTATCGATGTAATGACCAACTATAAATCCATGCAAGAGAAGATTATGGAAAGAATTTCTCTCATGGACTCTAAGACGAGGGACGCCGATGGCAACCTCATGTACAAGGCCAGAGATGAAGAGATTTTGCAGGGATGGATCACGCAGCTTCGCGGACTAAATCTTGACTTCATAAAGGCTACGGCCGACTTAAAGAAACAAGAATCTCAAAGCTCAAATGTTGGCATCTCTATCACGGTTGCTGAGATGGGCAAGTACCAAGAGGCTTTTAAGACTATTTTTCAAAAGATATTAATAAAACTAGACCCGTCATTGATTAATGAAGCTCTCCAGATCTATAAAGAAGAAATGGACAAGGTTTCGGGTTCGGGAGACGGCGTAAACATAACCGTAAATAGCGGTGATACACAAACAACCAATATCAATATATCAACATCGACTCAAGATATTCAAACAAATAACATGAGCGTAGACGCTGGCTCAGCAATTGAAATAGTTTCAACTGAACCAGAAAATAAAGGAGAGTAACACATTATGCCAGGAATTTATCCTATGTACCATTCGTTAGCCGAAAAAATGGCCGCCAAAGTCATAACACGAGTAGTTTCTGACGGGGTTGCTCTTTCGGATGCCATTAAAGAGGCTGTTAAGTATGCTGACCTAACCCGTCAGCAGACTATTCATATGTGTGCAGTTCTTCAGGATTATGGAATGGTTTACAATGGCGACGCCAAGAATTACTTCCATATTACAGAAGACATGGGCAAGGCTTTCCCTAACGCAGTTGATGGATATAATGTCTACGCTCATTCTAATGGAAAACTAAAGACTGGAACACTGAATAAAATATTTGCAACCATTGACGAGCTGAGGAAGCGCGGATTTAAGGACGATGAGATCGTTGCTTTTAATCCAGATCTTGAGTCGATCCTGGCCGCTATCAATGATGCCGACGCCAAGCTCCACAGAATATCTTCGGAACTTAATACTAGAATTCAAGAGTCCAATACATCGGTGTCGGCTCCAGCCCCTGCTGTTTCTACACCAGCAGCCAATGAAGTAGATGAGGAAGAAGCTCTAGAGCTAGCCGCCATGTTCTCAAAAGACAGAATTGTAAGTGCTCAGGTTCAGGACGTAGAGGTAGAAGCGCCTACTGATGAGAACGTTGCTAACACTTTGCAAGAAGCGACTAGCGGCGCAGACGAACAGACAGATGATGCCATTTCATTTAGAGAAGATGCTACCGACGCAGCTGATGATGATCTTGGCAATGTTGACGTCGAGGAAGAGTTTTCTGAAGGTGAAAACCTTGGTGGTAGTGTTAATGCCAAGGTACGACCAACCCCAGAAGAAATCGAGTCTCGTTTGGCTGACGCACCTAAGTGGGAAGTAAGGAATATTCTTTCTATCCAGTCGGCAGAAAAATTCTATGACAATCTCAGGAAAGAGCTTGAGGCTGTCGTGTTTAATGAAAACATTGTACTAGATGAAGATGCTTTGACTAAATACGATCAAATTAGAGCCAAAATAGACGGAGAGGTTGACAAGATCAGCTCTGCTCAAAAGGAAACTAAGAAGCTAGAAGAGAAAGAAACAGATCTTGAAGAGCAGTTTGAAGAACAGCCTACGGAAGATTTAGCTGCTGGCGAATTGCCAACAGAGGAAATAATAGAAGAAGAAGTTCCAACCGCCGCACCGGCTCCGGAAACTATATAAGATAAGGGCAGCATTTAATGAAAACTATCATCATCCAAAAGTTGCTTAGGATAGCTCAGACTCCACGCGAATCCATTGGAGAAGTTGGATTTGCCAACGTAAAACTGACAAATGAATCAGCTCTTAGGGTATCTGTCAACCATGTCCTTGAGACAGCCTATTCTGATATTAGCCTAGAAGACACGTCTTCGTTCTTTCCTCCTAGAGAGAATTTTGACCAATATCAAGCTGTTATCATATCTAGCAATGGAACGCGCATCGAATCGAAAATCTCGCGAATTTATGGAGAAGATTTTATTCTTTCATTTAAATCTTTTGAGCCAATTCCAGAAAAAATGGAGAAAGAGCAGTATAGAAAAATATTCAGAACTGAAAAGTTGCACGAGTCAGACACCTATCGTACCGCAGTGAATGGTGGATGGTTTTGGGATGAAAAGGCTCCCGGCGGGGCAGAATACTCCTTGGTTATTCTAGTCAAGAAGCCAGAATATGTGTTTAAAAGATATACCATTGTAATGGAGAATAACGAGGAGAACAATGAGCAAAATCTGATTCCTACTCCAAAACTAATCATGGATAATTACACCAGGACTCAATTTGATTATCCGCTATTGTTCTCAAAAGAATTTTTTGCAGCTGTTTACTCAGAATACATCACATTGCGTCTTGACAAATATATTATCAACAAGGCTACTGCAGAAATCCCAGAAGTTCCTCACCAAGAAAACAAACCAAAAAAATTCAAGATAAAGAAAATGCCCATATCCTCTGCCGACATTGATTTAAAAAATATTGACAGGCTATACGAAGATCAGCTACCTTTTCTACAAGAATTGAGACGCGGGGCTATAGACTTAATATCGCGCTCAAATGCAAATGCCATTGATCAGGTGCTGGAGAGAGCTTATCGTGATCCTTCTGGATATTCTGGACCAGAGCTTGATGATAAGGCCATTCTTAAAAGAATAAAAGAACTTGAGCAGGAAAAGGCCGATGCGGCTGCAATGGGAATCCCGTCGGATGAAATTGATAAGCAGATTAAAGACTTGCGTAATTCCATCGATACTTCTGGGGCTTCAAGTGATGACGACTTCAACAAAGTGGTATTCGAATTCGGTGAGAAGTTGGGAACAACTCCATCGGAGCAAATGGTCAAAGATCTAAAACCAAAGGTAGAGCAGCTAAATGCAGAAATAAATAAGGATATCAGGGACAAATTAAAGGGCGAATCAAGAATCAATGCCCCAGCATTTATGTCAAAAAACGTCACTGTTCCATACGTCACACCTGTTCCCAGAATGCAAGAAAGAGATGGCGCTGGTATTATTTTCAATATCAATCTACCTGGACAGCTTTCAATGATTAGAACTCCTGGAAACCCACCAACATTCCAACGTCATCATACTGAAAGTGCTACCCCCAATATCGATATTAGCTTTCCAAATTTCCACAAGGTTAATAGGGGTTTCGATTTTTATCAACAGATCAAGGATTTCTTTAGACACGTTTTAGGTGCCAAACAATCTCAGAGAGGCCTTAGTCAGCACACTAAACCACAGAGTCAGTTCTATGAAGAAAGATTCCAGAGCGAGTCATTAATCAAGACATATGAAAAAGATATTGAAGCTCTGCAGGCTGAGCTTATGAATCTTAAAGAGGTTGCCAATAAATATCACGTCCAACCATTGGCCGGTGAACCTCAACAATTTAATCCGGATGGAACAATTAAACATCCGTTAGCTTATATAAGAGATCTTGAGCACTATATTTATGAATTTAGAAAGCATTTACCGAAGACGCTAGACGAGATTGAACAAATACTTTCAGCCTTTGGGGGCGATAGGAAGCTTAAAAAGAAAGACTTAAGCTTACTAAGAATTATTTTGGATAAATAAACCAGGAGAGTTGAATAATGAAAATTGTTACTGCAAACAAAAAAATTGGTAAGTTCGTTGTAGATCTAGACTTTAATCCGGATGGTTCATACAAACTTCGTACCGAAGCCAAGGTCGAAGCTTTACCGGCCGGTTTTGGTTCTGGCGATCCTGGTAATGAAGAACAAGAACTTCGCGACTTAGAGGCAATGATCCATGAGCTTGGAGCAGGTTCTATGGAGACTGATCTTGGAATGACCATGGAGCAGACTTCGGCCGGAGCCGAGAGTGTCGGTGGAGCGTGGCAGAGGAACATTCCTAGGGTCAGCAAGACCCAGAAGCCAGAGGCTAAGGTTCAGCGCGACGCGCTCACTTCTACTCCCGAACAAGAACAAGAGATCGAGCAATATCAAGAGATCGAGCAACATCAGGAGCAGCAAAAGGCGAAAGGCGGACAGCTGTAATGAATATGCGTCGAATCATAAAAAGGGCTCACCACTATGGTGTCTGCAGCACTAGAAAAATGGATATTCAGATTCAGGGCATCAAAACTCTTGCGCAAATGATGGGCGTTCTCAAAATTCTTGAAAAGAATAAGCTTTTTGGTCAAGACACCAAAGTTACCACCTTTAAGAATCCTAAAGAGTTAATGGAGGAAATCAAGCGCCTTAAGAGAGACGCTGGCGGATTCCCCATAATGGATCAGATGATGCAGGGCGGCTATCAGCCAATCGCGGTCATTCATTCCAAGGAAAGATTCGGCGAAGAGGGCTCTAGGGATCTCGAAGCCACTAAGCAATATGGCAAAGCTCAGGTTTTCCAGGGTGAAAGTCTTATGGTCTTTAAGCATAAGGAAACTGGAGAAGTTAAGATAGTTGGCCAGACCGGATTTGATACCGAGTCCGGCTCACACATGAATAAAGAAACAAAGGACATGCTTGAGAAAGTCGTTCAGCCCATTATCAATGATATGGTTAGAATGACCCATATGCAGGCCGCCCTAGATGCTGCCAAGAAGAAGCTGGGACTTTCCGCCGAGCCCAAGGTTGTTAGAAAAGAAAATGGTGGATTCCATCTAGAAGCAGACATCTACGAAGATGACTACAGACGCCAAATAGCCACACAATACCTAAAGGAAAATTCATAATAACTATGAAGATTATAACCAAGAAAAATATATGGTCCGAGCTCCAATCGATCATGGGCGGTAACGATTTGGTAAAACCAATCATTCAAATAGCCGCAGAAGAACCAAGATCTACTAGTTTGCGCACAATTTTCCCTGCTTCAGCAGAAGCTATGAGAATGATTCCGGTCGATGAAAACGGCGGTGTCATAATAAACAAAGGATTATTGAGCAATCCGAAATTTCTTGAGCTATTAAAAAATAGCTACGACGAGGCTTTGGCTAATGTCGAAAAGTCTCCGGCCATCGCCAAGATGGATTCTACCGTGGTAGCTTTTAATGGGTACTTGTCTGCCGGAGAGCAAAAGAATAAAGAAATTGAAGAGCGCCTAAAGAAGAAGAAAGGCGAATTGTCCAATTATCAAAATATGAAGAAGGCAGATCAAAAGGGAAAATTTGATCCGTCCACCATGGCTCCGCTCACCAAGAACTATGGTGCCAAGCCTCAGCAATCATCGACCCCAGAACAATCATCTGTTGCTATAACCGGAGAGGATACGGCGAGAATTGTAAAAATTATAGAAATTTTAAACAAAGTAAGATCTACAATTATTGATTATCAGAAGGCATGCATTAAAGATATATACACTGCCATTACGAGCGGCCAAGCTGTTGGCAAGCGACTCGAAGACGTGGCTTGGGACATTAGAACCAAAAATGAAAGTATGCTGGAGGATATAGTTACCAGCGACTTCATTGACTTGTATGACCTGCTCAAATCAGAAGATTTGAAAAAATATATGAAGTCTCTTGGTGCTATCGTAGATCCAACTGCGCATAAGAACGCCCTGGATCTTTATGATGACTTAGAGCAGATGGATAAAATCTATAAGCTTTCAAGGACCGAGCGCGGGAAGCGTTCAACATTACTGGATAAAGCAACAGATTCTGACTATAGCAAGAACGAGCAAAAGAAAAATGAAGCTTATAATGATCTTGTAAAAGAATTCGGCGAAGATCTAGGCGAAATGGCCATTGACAAGCATTTTCTTATCGATGGCAGCATGATAGAACTATTGAAAAAAATAGGCGCTGCTATAGAAAGTTTGGGTCCTGCCGAAGAGAAAAGATTCGGGGAGAAGTTCCGTGGACATATGGATAACTCTGGGAGAGTCTTTGTTAATGGCAAAGAAATCACCGGTCATTTTGTTTCCTCAATTAAAGAAAAACTAAGAGAGTTGAGCGATAAATTAACAATTAGCACGAACGCCAATACTGTTGACAAGATTGCTGGCATGGATCCTCTCAAAAACTCAGGGCATGCTGTCATCTATAAGATGTTGGACATATTCTTTCATGATTTTTCTAAGGGCATCTTTGAAAAAATGAAAATGCGCGATATCGACATGGATTTGAAATCTAAGTACCCAGCGGCATTATCGGCGCTTTTCATGGAGATGATCAAGAATTCTGAAAAATATGTGCCGGAACAGGTTAGCATGGATAGGGCAGTAGAGGTTGAACCTGGTGGATATATCAAAATTTACACCGATGAAGATGGCGATAAATATGCGGTATTGACATACGAAGGGGTTAGATATGCCATGTTGCCGCTAAGCTCTGCTCTAAGATGGGCCAAGACTTCAATGAGATCATTCAATGATTTGATGGAATCAAATTTTTCAGAAGCAGCAACGAAGCTTTACGTGGCTATGTTGAAATTTAATTACACAGAAGAGCTTACGTCCCAAGAAGACGTTAGAGAAGATAAGAATAATTCAAAGTTCTCTAAATCAAGATTCTTCCCGGCCATCTCCTCTTCAATATCAGGCTCTGATATGAGAGTTGCTCGTTTACACAGGGCCATGGTTAGAATTGCCAAGATTTTTTCAAATCAAGAATTAGAGGAAAAAGAAGACATCCTTCGCAAGAAAAAAGAAGATCTTGAAGACATTCGTCTCACTGCATCAGAAATACCGGGATCTGCGGAAAGAGCAGCCACTCTTGAAAGAGAAATAAACTCTCTTGAAAAGCAGATCTCCGAATATAAGGAAGAAATGGCTAACGAGCAAGCAGTCGCTCCTGCAGCTGGAGAGCAGCAAGTAGACAAAGATCAGCAAGTAGACAAAGATCAGCAAGTAGACAAAGATCAGCATGTAGACAAAGATCAGCATGTAGACAAAGATCAGCATGACGAGCTTTTGGAGATAGAAGATATAGTCTCAAGAGTTGACAGTTTGCTAAAGAAGACTCGGGCAACTAAAATTAGTCCGGAAGTCTACAGCAAGATGCTTGATAATTTAATCAGCGCCAAGCACGCGGCAGCAGATTTAGATAGACAGCTTAGATTTGAGAAAGCTAAACTTGGCGATAGCCCGCGAGTCACCGAACTTCAGCAAGAAGTTGCAAGAGTAGAAAAAAGAATATCTGTTCTTGAGGCTGAGCTTTCCAAATTTTCTCCTTCAGATGAAGCTATCGATGTAGAGGATTCCGAAGCAGCTCAAAGAAGAGACAGGCTGATGGAGAAGATTTTTGAGAAGCGTGGAGTTATGGGTTTGGTTGATGCCATGTTTAACATCGACACAAATCGCTCTGAGAATGTTAAAAATGCAAGAAAAAATCTTGAAATCAGGCCAAATCTCAAGAGGTATGTCGAAATGAATTTTCCAGAGTTTATGCAGGCACTGAAGAGGGCTGAAAAAGAATTAAAGAGTGAAAAGACAAGGAAGAGATAAAATGTTGAATCCAATTAATTCTTTAGATATCAGAAAGTTCATTATCGCCGAATACGGTGTTGACGCCACTCACCTCTTCAGAGATATGGATCTGCTGGATGGCGTTATATCGCAATATTCAAAGAAACGAGCTGCTGATATTCTCAGCGATATCGTCAGTAAGACAGAGGCTAAAATCTCCTCCCAAGCAAACCCGGCCGATCCTCAACAGGGCGGAATCAATAAAGAATCCGCTATAGATAAGGCCGTTATGGAACATATATTTAATCTGGCCTCACAGTCGAGTCGCGGCAGAAGATTTGCTATAATTTTATTATTGATGGCTAAAGCTGCTAATTTAATTACCAACGACAGCTACAGAAACGCCCGGGAGCTTTGGGGCTTCAAGAAATATTCACCAGAAATGGAGCAGGCTCTCACTGCTCCACAATCTAAACGAGACGATTTTACTCAGCTATTTTAAAAAATAAAAAGGAGCACTACTAAAATGAAATCATTCGAAAGAACCGGCGGGTTTATACAAAAGTCATGGATTAACAACCTTGTATCGAGCCCAAGCTTTGCAAAGGATCTTACTGTTATCTACGCAGATGATATCCTTCAGGCAGTAAACGAGGACAAGGAGTTTCCAACAATTGAGGCCGCGATCACTGATCTGCGTTCCAGAATCGGCATATCTGACGCCGATGCCAACGAGATCCGCAAGGTTGCCACCATCAAGATGGATCCAAAACTTTATGTTGCAATGGATAACATCTCAAAGTTTGACAAGGTGAAACTGGCTGCTTTGATAAGTGCTTATACTACAAAATGTGATCAGTGCGAAAAAGCTCCTTGCGAATGCTCGGCCACACTAGATACAACTGTTAAAAAGGCTGTCGAGGAAATTGGAATTGAGCGATTGGCTGCTATGCACGATGAGTGCTCAGAGGACAGGGCCGAGGATAAGGCTGAGCATAAAGAAGTCGTTGAGGATCTGGAGGAAGTTGAAGAAAAAGTAAAGAAGCATGAGAAGGACGAGGCCGAGAGAGAAGCCGGGTCTGCTTGCCAGATTAAAACTGCAGGAGGACTTCCAGAGCACTTGAAGCAGTATCAGTTTAAGAAAAAGGAAGAGAAGAAGGAAGTTTCCGAAACAGATAAAACAGAAGAAAAGAAGGAAGACGACATGGAGAAGGCTGCTTCAATGCAAAAAGAAGCAAAGACTCCTCCGAGTATCAGTGAGGAATTGGCTAACAAGATCAAAAAGGAATACCCTGGAGATCTAGAAGCGGCATATGCAACAATGTGGAAAATTCACAATGAAGGCCATGGCGATAAGTCTGGCAAAAAATCAGAAGGAGCAACAAAAATGGCACTAGACAAAAAGGCAAACGCAAAAAAGTGGCTTGATTACTTCAAAAAGCAGTCATGGTTCCAGGGATCAGATGAGAAGGTCGATAAGATAGTCTCTAATAATCCTGAAGAGCTTGGGTATCCCGGAGAAGTAAAGTACGATCGTAAGCCGATGGAGACCCAGGTTGGTGGAGATTCCCGCGATTGGGAGCAGAAGTGGTTTGAAGGTGCAGCAGATAAGACTCAGAAGGTAATGGGTCCATCTGGCGAAGAGCTTGCTGAAAAGAAACGTTGGCAGCGCGCTAAGTGGGACGCCTACTTCAAGAAAACCTCATCGCAGAAATAAGCTAGAGCTTCTCATGAAGCCCGCTCGGCCGAACCTCATGGAGCTCTACGCTTTTGTGTAGAGCTTTATGAGTTTAAGGTGAATTATGACAAATACTAATTTAGTTAGCCTACTTTCATCACCTTTAGACATAGATCCTGTCTACTTTGTTCAGAACGCTAGAACAATAGACGGAGATCCATTTGTTATTGAGGGTAATGGAAGAGAGTATTTGGTAGATTTTTATCGTTACCTGTGCATTGGTGCAATTAAAGATAGAAAGCCGGTTGTCGTAGTTAAGGGACGTCAGGTTGAAATGACCGAAGCCGCTCTTAACGTTTCATTATATTTCCTATGCAACTATAAGTTCTTCAACGTCCTTCATGCCTTCCCTACAAAAGATCAGACCAGCCGTTATTCCAAAGAGAGGCTTCAGGGAGCTATAAGATTTAGTAAAGACGGTAAGATCTCCAAGATGCTTGCCGATCATAAGAACGCCTCGGATACAGTCTCTATTGTAGAGTTCAAGAATCAAAACTTCTATTATATGTACTCTGCTTGGGCAGAAGCCGATTCCCTACGCGGTATTTCCGTTGATGCTCTCATGCGCGACGAGTTCCAGGACTGGAATGACGGTGCTATTGCCAACACAGATGCCGCTACGGCAAGATCCAAATACGCAGTAGAGTTTTCGTTTGGAACTCCAAAGGCAGCCGGGGCCCCATTCGAAAAGCTTTGGGAGCTTTCGGATCAGCGTTATTACCATTCGAGATGCGTAAGATGCAGTGAGTTATTTAGGATTACCATGGATAATTCGCTTCATAGCGATGTCGTCAAATGCACTCACTGCGGATGCGAGCAGCGCAAGAAGGATGCAAATAAGAACGGGAAATGGATTGCCACAAGACCACTAACATCAACAGGTCGCGTCGGCTATCATATTTCTCAGTTAATACATCCAGAAATTAGAATCGAAGATATTCTGAGAAGAAAAGCAGAATATAGCGATAGCAAATTCAAAAATGAGGTTCTTGGCGAGTTCTTTACTGGTGGGGCTAGGCCAATTGATAAACGAGACTTTATAGAACGCTGCTGCATGCCTTACAGAGATCAGGATTTCCCATACATGGTAGCGGCCCCTCAAGAAACATTCATGGGCATAGACTGGGGTAGCAGAAATGAATTAAATGATAGTGGCGCTTTCACGGTAGTTACTATAATTGGAAAAAATCGTATCACCGATAAGTATGAAGTTAAATTTACCGAGAAATTAACATCACCTGAGTATTTAAAACAAGTCGCTCGAATCAAAGAATTGATTACTTTATATAATTGCGTTTCGATAGTAGCTGACAGCGGGTATGGCCAGGTTCAGTGTCAGATTTTACAATCCGAATATGGTCCGCGAGTAAAGAGTGCCTATTACGCTCCAAATTCAAAAAATAAGCTATCTTACAATGAAGAAACCTGGATGATAACAATTGATAGAAATGCATTTATTGAAGAAATAATTGATATAATCAACCGAGGAAACCTGGTATTTCCATGGAGATCGGCGGCTAAGAATGAGTGGTTTATCGACCAGGTTTGTAACGTCGAAATAAAACTAACGCAAAAAACCGGTAACGTGTTTAAGAGCTATGAGAAAGTAGATACGAGAGAGCCCAATGATGCCCTGCATAGTTTGAATTATGCCTATATAGCGTCAATCATGCACTTGGGCCAGGGAGCATTAAGCAGAACTGCTGCCACTTCCAAGAATCAGCAATCCATTACAGGCATGATGCTCGGTGCCAATTTCAATGGCCGCCCGGCTAAGCAATCAAGATCATCAATGCCTTTATTTACTAGGGATGGATATAGACAAAGATGAAAAAACACGAAGACATAGATAACTTTGCTGATGCTGTAGCCGGGGCCGATCCGAATCTATTGCTAAGAGATCAAAAGTCTCTCGTCAGAGATTTTAACAATGGAACACTCCCTGGTCAACAGGGAGGCGGATCTACGATTACTAAGGACGAGAATGGCTCTATCAACGATGGAGTTGATGAGGGTTCTTTTATTGGTCAGTCCGAGAGGGATGGGGAAAAGTTCGAGGTTAAAGTCAAATCTGTTTCTCCCAAGGATAAGAAAGAAAAAGAGTGGCTCGAAAGAGAAATGATGGTCACCTTCACCAGCCTGGAGGACAGGGGCAAGGTTGTGGCTTCTACACTAAGCTCTCTATGTGGCGGAAGATTTGCGAACCTTTCATCCCTGCCAGCCGGGGAAGTGGCGGAAGCCCTCTCCCGCGAATGCGACATGGTTTTCACTTATGCCGATGCATCCATGGCGGTTTATTCGGACTCGATAGACGCTCAGCAGGCTTTCCGTATAGCTAGATCGGTATCCGAGAAAAACATAATTTCAAGCGCCGATTACGAGAAGATTAAGTCAAAGCTATCCCCTTACTTCGAAAGAGAATTTGAGAATTTATTAGCAACGGCGAAGTTGAAAATAGCTTACCCAATATCTTCGGTTCTCCCGGCGTCAAAAAATAATACATCCGAATACTTCGTAGACTACCTTCGCGATACTAAAGAATATAAGATGGGTAATATGTTTGGATTGAGAATAAGGATAGCTTCTGTATTAAATAGCGTAGACGAAGGTATGCGCCAAGAGCTCCTCTCTAAATTTAAAGAGGATCAGCTTCTAAAAAATTTTTAAGGGTGATAAATGCTGAAAAAAATTAGCGGTCAATCGTTAGATAATAAAAATGGAATCATACGCAAGGCAGATATGATCCGCCGTCCAGGGCTTTTGTCCGGACCAGCCACGAGATTGCCTCTTGTGACCGCATCAACGCCCCTAGTAGACAGAATGGGTCCAAGACCATTCTCGCCTTTCTACGAAGAATCTAACCTAAATTTGCCGAGAGAGCGCCCGGAACTAAACGCATGGGCCAGACATTATTATGAAAGCGATCCACTCATTGGCAACTGCATAGATCTACACTCAACTTATCCCCTCTCCTGTCTCGGGGTAAAGTGCGCGGAATCAAAAGAGATAGAGCATTTCTTCAATAGGATGTTGGAGAGATTGAATTTCGATACTATTATCCAAGAAGTCGCCAAAGAATATTTCATTATTGGAGAAGTTTTTCCCCATTGCGAATTAGACGAATATACTGGCGAGTGGGCTAGCATATTTATCCACAACCCAGACTTCATTGAAGTAAAGAAACACCTTTATACATCTCCGATCATATCGCTAAAGCCAGATGCCGAGCTTCAAAAAATAGTTCAGTCTGCAGATCCCGAGAGTATGAAGATTAAACAACAGCTTGGGCCCGAGCTGCTTCAGTATGTTATCGCCGGTAAGAATATTCCCCTCGATTACCACCAGATAAGCCATATTGCTCGCAAGAATGCTCCTTATCACGTTCGCGGAACTTCCATTCTTACCAGGGTTTACAAAGACCTGATGCTTAGAGATATATTCCGTGAAGCTCAGTTTACCACTGCCGCAAATCACGTAACCCCGCTTCGTATAGTCAAGGTTGGATCCGCCGACGGCTCGTATCGTCCAGGAACCGACGAGCTCTTGGCTGCACGAGATATGCTTGAGCAGGCTACGTACGATACTAACTTTACTATCGTAACCCATACCGGCTTCGAGCTCTCGTATGTTGGCGCAACTGGACAGATCCTGCCGCTAGATGGTGAAATGGACAGAATTGAGGATAGAATCCTGACTGGCCTATTCACTTCTAAGGCGTTCACGCATGGCGAAGGTCCAACCTACGCTAATGCCTCGGTTGCTCTTGAAGTACTTCAGCAGAGATATGTTTCATTCAGAACTCTCATGGAACGCTGGATCGAGCGCAAAATATTTGCTCCAATATCTCGTATTCATGATTTTGTAAAGTATAGAAACGGAATTAAGGAACTTATCATTCCTCAAGTAAACTGGGAAAAGATCAGTCTTAAAAATAATCGCGAGTACCAAAGCGCTCTTGAGGGATTGGTTAGAGATAATAAAGTATCTACCCACTCATTGCTTGAGGCCCTAGATCTCAATTACGAGAACGAAATGGATAAAATCAAGAAAGAAATTGATGATGCTAAGGAAATTGCTTACAAGCTCCAGACTCCATATCTTGGAAAAGAAAACATCAACGTCTCCACCCCGTCGGCAGAAGAGATGGGCAAAGCCCCTCGGCAGCAATCTGGTGGCCCTGGCATCGGCGGCGGTGCACCCGGAGGTATGGATGCTGGTGGCGGCGCTCCCGGTGGTGATCTCGGGATCGGCCTTGAAGGCGGCGGAGATGCTGGCGGTGGAATGGACCTTGGCGGTCTAGATCTGGGCGGAGGCGGCGGTGGCGAAGCCACGGCTCCGGCCGGTGGAGGTGGCGCGCCTCCGGCGGCATAATAACCATGAGGATTAGTTGCAGAGATTGGGACGAAGACGATATTACAAGAATAGCCTATATGGGCCAAGCTCCTCAGCATGAGCCAATTCCGTATCCAACAAGCCTTATGAATCCACAGGCGGATAATCCGGAAAGGTATGGCGATTTGATTGATAACGATTTTTGCTGCCGCGCCAACGGCTGTAGTGCAAAATTAATTAGAAAATTGGACCCGACCACCGGACAATATTTCGCTTATTGCCCAAAATGTTCATCAAGGTATTCTCTAAAACATTTTGATTCAAGCTATTCCCATTACGGGATGCAGCCGGGAACGTTTAATAATGATTCGGGATCAAGTGTAAACAATGAATCTCAGGGAGTCTATTATCACATGGAGCCAGTAAACCGTGATACATGGACCGGAAACCTGGGTAAAAATTAATTTTTTTATAATATTTCATTGAATTAGAATACCGCAAAACATAATTAATTTATATTGAGGCTTACATGGCAATGATCAAAAAGGGAATTAGTTTCCCCCAAACCGTAGTAGAAGTGATCGATGGCACTTGTCCTTGCGAAAAGTGCAGCAAGCCACTGAATCTCATGCTATCACAAAATGGAATCGTGATATGTGAATCGTGCGGCCATTCGAATAAAGTTAAGGACATGGAGCAACCTGCTGATGTGGAATGAAATTAGCGAAGAAAAAAATATAGAAAAAGATTTCTTCAAGCGTCTAGCTCAGGCTATTCCTGATTTAGAAGATGCTCAGGATCTCGATGCTCCAGGAATTGATGATGAAGATATTAGCCCCGAGGATCTAGATGAAACTCTTGATCCTTCGGCCCCTGGCAGTGGCGAAGAAGCACTTCCTGATATTGATACTGATATGGCCGAAATGCAGGCTGTTAAAGACTTAATATCTTGGGATTCGTTTGTAATTATTCAAGATCCTCACTACGCCAAATTGCTACAAGATACTCTTTCACTTCCAGAACCAAAAGCAAAGTCGAAGAGCTTTTATATTTATTATGATCCAGAAATTAAACGCCTAGACGGGATTATCAACAAGCGTTTGGTTGGCGGATACAGTGAGAAAGAAAAACTCGGAGAAGATCTTTCGTTCTTAAAAACTCTTTCCCCAGAAGGTTTTCCTCCAGAATGGAAGGACAAGCTACTGCATGATATCGACGAAGTTCCTTCCGTTGAGAACTCGCAGATAAAAGATAAGATACGCGAAATTCAGGAAGCAAAGGACGAGCAAGAAGAAGAGAAGGAAGCCAATAAAGAAGAGCAGGAGATTCAGAAGACCGAGGTTGAGACTGCGGAGCCAGGTGAGCGTTCTGAATTGAAATCTCAAGAAATGCCTAAGCCAGAGCCGGTTGGAAAAATGAATCCATCTGAAATGGGACAAAATGCTACCTTGAATACTTATCACTTCAGAAAACAATCTAGATTAGAAAGCCTAAAAAACATAAAGGGGTTTTAACCAATGTCATTTTTAAAATTCGCCTTCTCTGAGCAGGTCGTTATCGATCATTTTTCTGATGACACTCAGCCAAAATTTGATCCAAACAGTCCCGATTCAAAGGCTGCGGCAGAGCAATTCTCGAAGACAGTCAGGGCCGCTAAAAGAATCATTAAGAAATCTACTGACTTCTTATATGTAAGAACAAGAGCAATTGGATCGCTTGAAAAATGGGGTCCGAATATGAATGGCGATGGATTCCCCATGAAAGAGCTCACTGCTTCGTATCGTTCATTTGTTGGAAAAGGCAACTTCATTGATCATAAGAGCGATGATATTACTAAAATCCGTGGTCTAGTTATTGACGCTTTCTTAAATAAAGATGACCAGTGCGTTGAGTGTCTTATCGCTGTCGATAAGAAGTCCCACCCGCAATTAGCCCGCGATATTGAAACTGGCGTCATGCACTCCGTATCCATGGGAACACGCGTTGGTTGGTCCGAATGCTCAGTCTGCGGAAATAACGCAAGGACCGAGCGGGATTATTGCTCGCATATAGCAAACTACAAAGGTATGAAAGTCGGATTCTTGACCAATGATGCAAAGCATAAGTTTGGAAAATTTGCTGTTCACGAAGTAAATCATGACCTAGAATTCATAGAACTTTCCTGGGTATCGGTTCCAGCTTTCCAGGATGCCTATGTTCTTGAAAAAATTGCTTCATTAAAGACTGCCGTTGACAATGGACAGCTTACAGGGAACTCAAATGGTATGTCCGATTCCGAAAAGGAAATGTGGGCTGCAGCAAATATTGTTGCTAATGAGAACAGTATTCCACAATCTCTACGCACTATTGCAGAAGGTGCAAAGTGCCATGATACCGAATGTAATTTTGATCCAAGAGTAAATCGTACATCGAAGCCTTCAGGAGACATGTCTATGAATAAAGTAGCAGGAGAAATGAATAGAGTTAGAATCACTCGTGAAGAGGTTGGATTCAGAACAGTTCCTAAGGACTACAGCGCCAAAGGAACAGTAATTGTTGATACCAAAGAATATCGCTGGTGGGCTTCTTCTCAGGATAAAAAGGATTGGCAAGTAAATCTTGAAGATGGAATTGCCTCCCTCTCTGCTGCTGGTCAAAGCCAGATTGTAAGAGCCATCAGGGAAATGATTGAAAAGAGTATTGATAGCACGGATCTAGTTGTTGCATCGGCCAAATTTGGTCTTCGTTCTATTGGATATTTGCAGGGAGAAGAAGATCCGTTGATGAAGAAACCATTGGAAGAACTAGTAGAAAAAGGTGACCGCCTTTACGATCCTAAGTCGCTAGAAGTTGCTACTGGTGGCGATGGCCGTGATCATGAGACTGAAACCTATGAAGAAACCGCAAAAGGTGGTCCTTCAGGAGCTTTGGGAAAGAGGTTGCCAGCTAAGGATGAGACCATTAAGAGTGAAGAATTAAAGCTAAAAGAAGAGTTCCAAAGAGCTTATTTAAAGTATAAAACCCTAAAGAAAATGGGCAAAGTTAATTAATTAGACTGTTTAATTAATGTATTATTGTTAAAAAAGTTAAAAATTTTATAGCAAATTATTATATTACGCAAAGGGTATTTATACCCGACAGTCTTGCAAAAAAATCTAACAATACAAAATCCGCAGGAGGATTTAAAACAATGAGCAATAAGAATCAGAAGAAAGCATGGTTCCAGGGATCTACTGAAAATGTAGATAAGGTCGTTTCTAACGATCCCAACAAGCTTGGTTATCCTGGAGAAGTTAAGTACGACCGCAAACCAATGGAGACCCAGGTTGGTGGAGATTCCCGCGATTGGGAACAGAAGTGGTTTGAAGGTGCAGCAGATAAGACCAAGAAGAACTTGGGACCTGCAGGCGAAGAGTTCAAGATGAAGCAAGACTGGCAGCGTATTCCGGCTGATGAGAAGATTGCAAATGCAAAGCTCGCAGTTGGTATTACTAGAAAGGCCAATCCTGCAGAGTCTTTCTGGACCGTTTACACCGTCGACGCCAAGGGCGAGAAGACTCCAATCGTAAGAGCATCTTTATCTCAGATCTGGAACAAGGACTTGAATGACAAGAATATCGCCAAGTCAAACGACGGTAAATACGGTCGTGCAATCATAGCAAAGATTAAGAAGCATGGTTTCTCTAAGGTAGCTTTCTGGCTAACTGGAGAAGAGGAATTCGCAAAGAGAGCTGGCTTGGTTAAGTCAAATGTTAAGACTGCCCAGGCTGAGTTGGATATGGTAGAAGAGGCTCCAGCCGGTGAAATGGCCGTTGTTGAAGAGCTTCCTCTAGAAACCAATCAGGCTCTTGATGCAGAAGTTGATCAGACCGCAGCTGAGTCCGATGTCACTGTTGATCTTTTGGATCAGAAGAAGGCAGAAGTCGAAAGCGCACAGACCAACTTGGTAGAAAATACCGCTCCTCAATCAACTGCCGAAGTTTTCATTCAGCTTCAGGACGCAGAAAAGATGCTAGATGAGTCCAAGGATGAGATGGCCACTATTGCTGCTCACTTGCGCTCAAAGGGATTGACCGCATCGCAGAAGATCAAGCTTATCAAGCTTGCTGCTGAGGCTCAGAATGATGCAACCGCAATCCTAGAAGGAACCGACGACACTCTCTCTAAGGCACAACAGGCTCTTGAAGCCGCTGATGCCGCTATCGAAGCAGCAGCTGAAGTTGCTGGCGGAGAAGCTGGCGCAGCAGAAGAGGTTATTGAGGCTCCTGGTGAAGAGATGATTGAAGAGGCAATTGAGGTTCCTACAGAGGAACCAGTAACTGCCAAGTTTGATTCCGCCAAGGACTATGTAACTGCATTCCTAAAGAGCCGCGATACCGAGCGCAAGAAGGCTTTGGCCGCTGGACCTGATGGATCAGAGTACGGTGTAGTTCCTGATGGAGCTCCGAAGGATGGCAAGGGCGAAATCGCTGCTGCCCATCCAGATGGTGGCACTAATCTAACCAACGTATCTGTAGGCGGAAAGCCAAAGGACGAGGGTGAGAAGTTTGAAACCGTAACCGAAGCTCAGGATAAAGATGTAGCCGTTGCAGACAAGATGCCTACCGGCAACTTGGCCTCAAAGGCAACCTCCAAGGCCCCAGTAAAGACCGCCGCCCAGGGCGGAGCTGGTGAGACCTATAAGGAAGACGGATCTGATTACTGGCAGGGTCTATATGGCCAGGGCGATGCTGCCTCCAAAGAGTTTGGCAAAGAACTAAGTAAGAACTTTACCGATAAGGATGTAAAGGCTGCCGTAAGCGAGGCTCAGACCAAGGTTGTAAGAGCTTACGAGTTGGCAGAAGTTGCATCCTCAAAGGGATTCTGCGATAGAACCGCAGAAGCTAAGAGTAACTTGGTAAAAGAAATCTTGGCATTTGATGACAGCGCATTCGTCGCTTTCAAGAAGATGCTTGACAACGCAAAGGTTCGTGAGGTATCAGCCTCCGAAGAGTTAGTAAGAACTGCTTCGGTTAAGATCCCTCGCCTAGGCCAGAAGGATACCGCTGAAGTTGACTCAGAGTCTTCGTTCATCGGCAGACTATCAAACCTCGGCTGGAGCCGCTAATAGCAATAAAATCCTGGGGATGCTAAAGTCCCCAGGAACCTTAACAACTTTCGCCACTAGCTGGCCTAATGAAACGATAGAAGGGAGTGAAAAAATAATATGGCATTCAAACTGCTTTACACCAACCTAGCAGGACCTCAGGGCGACTTCCTAGTAGATCCATCTGCCACTTTCGAAGCTGGACAGATTGGTAAACTACAGGGAACTTCTTCGGGATCTCCAACCGGACTTCCCCAGGTAGTTCTCGCAGGAGCTGCAACTGGTAACGTTCTTCTTGGCGTCATTGACGACAATAAGACCACCCAGTTCATCGCTACTGTGGTTGACGAAGCTGTAACGACTGGAACGACCGTTTTGAACCACGCTAATATCGTGGTTGGAACGTACTCTTCTGGAACCGCTAACGCAACGTTAACCTCAGCAACCAACGGAACCGTAACCGTAACCTCAGCCGGTAATGTATCGTACTCGTACTACATTCCTGGTAAGGCCGGAGACGACACCACGTTGGCTTCTGGAAAGTGCACCCTATGGATTCAGCCCGGTGAATACGCAACGGATGTCTACGAAGTTGCCACGGCGTCCTCGGGAGCAATCACCTATACGGTCGGTTCGCCTCTCTATAGCTCGTCCAACAGCAAACTTACCTCAGTCGATCCTGGCTCGGGCAAGATCGTAGCATACGCAACGAAGACACCAAGCGCTGGTAATCCTTACCTGCACTTCTACAAGGTCTAATAACCTTTACCGTCCATAGATGAGGTTGGCTGAGATATGCCTAACGATTTAAAAAACAAATCTATTCCCGTTTTTAACGGAAATATGATTCAGCTAACTCCAGTAAGACCTGGAAAAGCCCGTATTCTTCTAAACCAAAAGAAAGCAAAAATCATCTCCACGAATCCAGTCGCTTTGCGGCTAAATTACGTGAAGAAAATAGGGGACAAATAAATGTCAGAACTATTTAACAAATCAGGCGAGATGAATGCTTTCGATAAGAAGGACGTTCTCAATCAGATGATGGCCTTTGTTACTGCCGTTGGTAACGCTAATACCGCTACCGCCGCTGCAGAACCAAGCGTCTCTGACACTGAGAAGGAAGCCCTTCTCTCGAAAGCTCTCGCAAATGAACGTGGTCGCGTTGCTCTTGCTCAGGCAATGGCAAACCCGATCCGTAAGAACCTTGATTATCAGGGTGTAGGCCGTAAGGCTCTAAGAGTTGACCCGCTTCCTCAGGGTGCATTGGCTGTTTACGACAAGGATATTGACGTAACCGCCTTTGTAATCTCCTCGAATGGTGCAACCCCAGAGTCACGCATCAAGGGCGACCGTATCAACGTCCCAGAGTTCGAAGTTGTTGCTAACCCAACAGTTCGTATCGCTGAGGTCAAGAGACGCCGCTTCAACGTCATCGATCGTGCACAGCAGAAGGCACGTCAGGAAATCCAGGCCCAGGAAGATGCCAACATCTTTGCTGCCTTGGACTTCGCTTCAACGGTCGATAACGACGCAGTAACTGACACAACTGGAACGATCTCCAAGAACAAGTTGGCTGATCTTTACAGCGAAGTCGACAAGTGGGACTTAATCACTGCAAGAATCTTCATGAACATCAAGACTTTTGCAGGATTCCGTACCTTCGATAACACCTCATTCGATCCAGTAACTCAGCGCGAAGTATTGCAGACCGGCTTGTTCGGTAAGCTATGGACCGCCGACGTTATCGTTTCGAAGGTTGTTCCAGCTAACACTGTATATGCTTGCGCAGATGCAGACTTCGTAGGCCCAATGCCAATACGTCAAGATATTGAAGTATTGCCAGCCGACGAGCCAAAGCAGCTCAAGCTAGGATGGGTTGTAAACGAACTCATCGGTATCGCCGTAGCTAACAGCCGTGGCGTAGCCAAGTACACCACTGCCTAATTCTTAATTGAATTAGTGTAAGTCAAAACCCCTAGGAGAAATCCTAGGGGTTTCTTTTATTTTATACAATTCCATCAAAAAGTGCTAAATGCATCGTAGGATTTTATAATAAACTATTAAAGCATGAACCGTATTTATTATTTAAATAAAATAGCTTATTTAGGTCAGAGTCGTTCAGCTAACTCGTGGGATGATGTAACCCAGATGAGCGAAGCTGACTTCTTTAAAAAACATAAGGATAGCCTACTACATTCCTCATTAGTTCCTAGACTTATTACCATTTCTGATAATGGTACATGTTTTTTTTACGTTAATCAACATATTAGTCCAGAGAACAATAGCGAATTAACATATTATAATGCTCAACACCGCTGTCTCGCGTTTATTGCAAAAAATTCAGATAAAGCTAAAATTACTTCCGATTTTAAACAATTAGAAAAAATTATACGAAATGGGAAGTTTGATTATATAGCCTCTAGAGAAGGCGATAATTATAAAATTCCATATGAAGAGTTTTTGTCATTATGAACTACAGACATCTCATAGCTTATTTGGGACAAAGCAGGCAGCAAAAACCCGCTAACAATGTCGTTTTGATCAAAGATGAAAATGGTAACACGCATAATCTTCATGCATTGCCAAGATATAATATTAAAGGATCGAAACAATTAGAAATTTATGGCTTAAATTATTGGGGCTGGTTAATTCCTAGTGTCGGTGCAAACGCTACGATAAAATACATCTTCCATAAAGAAAGGTCCCTTGATGACAAGCGCGGTCCTTTAAAGATAGATTTGAGAAGTAGCGGAAGAGTGTACTATGATACCGATAGAAAAGTTGTTTTGGTATGTTCTCCGTCTTTAGGACCGGAAGACGGAGAAAAGGCCGTAGGTAAATACATAAATTATAAAGGTGACTTCAAAACCGATGACGATAATCCAATATAGGCATCTCATAGCATACATTGGACAATCCCGCATGGCTCCTCAGAAACCAGCTAGGTTTGTTGAGATGCCGCGTATTTACGATGGAAGAGAATGGGGCAACGGGGCTATTCTGGGTCCTGATTTTAATATAGATAAGAAAACTAAACGCTTGGAAATTAAAGATTGCCGATGGGGTAAATTTTATTACAGCGTCTCCTTGAAGCCGGTCCTTGTGATAAACTCTAGACGTTCTGATGATTTTAAATTTTTAGCTGATGGGTTTCATAGAGATTACAAAGTGTATTTTGATACTGTCACAAGAACATTGTTCGGATTTGATTTCCATAACTCCAAGGATCCTGAGTTTGATATACCACAGGCACTTGTAGAGCTTGGGGAGTTTTTAGATAAAAATCCGAATCCGGAATTAGAAAAATATATTTCTATACGAGATTTTAAAAAGACCGCTTATCTTGGTGAGAGTCGTAAACGAAATGCGTTGTCCACTTTAGTCAATGCCAAAGGCAAAGATTTGACCATGGAAGATATTAAAGTATTGAATGATGCTATGAATGATGGACTCATAGAAAGTGCGCCAGCTATGATATATTCATCAGGGAGCTATATTGAATGGCGGGATCCCTATGGCCGCGCCCATCGCCCGAACAACCTTCCGGCAAAAGAATGGATTGGTGAAGATAAAAATCCGGAAGCTTTTGGTTCTAAGGAATACCTTATTCGTGGACAAAATCATAGAACAGACGGACCGGCCATTATTGACAGACCGGATATAATCGCATGGTATAGAGATGGTAAATTTTATTTTGTAAACATGGTGGGGGATAGCCTAAATAGCGATAGAATGATAGTAAAAGACCTGGCCACATACAAGGCTCTCATTAAACAATATTTTCCGGAAGCCGATGCTGACTATTGGGCTGGAAATATCATTGAAGGAAAAATTTTTCCGAGGGATGGAGGGGCTATCTTTCAGCCATGAATTATAGATATTTAATAGCCTATCTTGGGCAAAGCCGCTCGATATCAAAATCATATATCGAAAATCTTACTGGTTTTCATAATTTTACTCCAGAAATAATAGATTTGTTAAATGAGATGATGGAGAAAAGAGAGATAGAAAGCGCACCAGATAAGAAAATGTTTGAGCGTTCCAAGATCATTATTTGGCGAACTCCGCATGGTGTCATTCACAGACCTGGCAATTTACCGGCAAAAGAATGGCCAGACGGTGCAAAAGAGTACTTTATTCATGATAAAATACATAGGAATGCTGGACCGGCGCTCGTGAATAAAGCCTATGAAAATGTTTGGTGGTATCTTGGGGGCGGGGATCCTGTTATCATAAATGGCACAGTCTACGACGATCAAAAGGATTACGACGATCAAAAGGATATAGACAACTATAAATTAAGAATAACTTTGTTATTTCCTAAAGCCGACGCCGACTACTGGGCTGGAAAAATAAGTAAAAAGGGAAAAATCATTCCAAAGGATTGGCCAGAATGAATTACAGATACTTTATAGCCTATCTTGGTCAACGTAAAAAATTTGACCGCCCTGCTATAGCAAATATAGTGGGATTTGATAAATATACACCGGATGTCATGGTCGAACTTAAAAAACTATTCGATCACAGTATCATAGAAAGCTATCCATATAAATCTAGTCCTGATTCAAGATATTTAGAGTGGATAGACGAAGATGGCCAGGAGCATCGAGAAAATGATTTGCCATCTACTGAATGGGAAAATGGTGAGCGGGTTTGGAAAATTCATGGATATCAGACAAGAAATACTCCAAATCCTTCATGGATAGCTCCAGAAAACAGCCTAATAGAATGGACCGACGGCCGTGGCAATAAATTGGCACGGGCATATGGATCATACAGATCTGGTTACACAATATATGATGACTCCGGAGAAAAAACAGTTGATTTTGAAACCTATAAACAATTTATATTGAAGCGTTTCCCTGGAGCCACCAAATTTAAATACGAAGAATACGTTCCCTCCTAAATTTAGTTTATTTAATTAAATTTCCCCGTAAATTTTATAATCTTTTATTAAAGAAAAGGGGATCTTATGCCTGCCCAAAATCCTTATGAAGAGTCATTTAAAAGAGCTAAAGATCGATTCCGCCAAACCGGAGTCGGGGGTGTTTCTTTGCCTAGTCGTTCTGCCCCAGCAAGACCTGGTGCTCCACAGGCTGAGACGACAACCTCTAATCCCGCGTCTAAAAATGTAATTATGAAAAATGGTATAATTATGATCGGTGGCCCAAATGTTAAAACCAGAACCCAGGAGCATAATCCATCAATAAAGGTATTTGATTATGGAAAAAAAGAAGCCCAAAAAGATAACAAGAATAACGGAACCGGCGGATCTTTTATCGTCTAAAAATCCGGAAATCCAGGATCTTGTTAAAGACAGCTTTTTTGTGGCTGTAGTCCCAGGAACCGGAGCAACACTAGTTCCTGCCAATGTTTTACCAAGAGATTATAAGGAAGAAGAACAAGATCTGGTTGAAAAGTTTTCATCAGGAGCCATAGATGCTAAAGCTTTTAACGAACTAAGAGAAGATATGGAAAACTCCGAGTTGGAAGATGCAGATTCAATAATTTCAATGGAAGTAAGGATTGGTGACCAGGATGCCTGAGGATACAAATAATTCCGATAATCAAAATAATGAAATTGTTATGGATCAATTTCTATTGGATACGCTTGTTTCTCTGCAGACAACTCTCTCAAGCCTTGACAAGGATTCTGCCGAAAAAACAGAGATGATAGCCACGATAAGCGATAACTTACATGCCATCGCCTTCGCAATGAAAGAGATTCGCGAGAAACAGGCAAAGCAGGATATATACACTCATGAGATTATTCAAACTCTTGGACTTCTCGGGTCAAAACTCGATATATTGACAAGCAAAGTGGAGTCAGAAGTAAATACCCACATCAAAGAAACCAAATATGCAATCCAAAGCTTAAAAGATTATTTTCATGAAATAAGGTTAGAAAACAAGGTTGCAGCCATTGAAAATAAGAAGTCGGAAAAGAAGAAGAAACAAGAAGGGGATGGAGAGGAAGGCAAAAAATTTGAGCTCTCTTCATTTTTCTCAAATTTATGGGAAGCCATAAAAAATATAAAAACCATACTTATGATTATACTTGCATTATCTTTAGTCATAACAGGTATTATAACAGGCGGAAGTGTGTTGGGTAGTGTTTTAGAAGCTATCAAGCATATATTTTCCTAATCTGAGCGGGAGCAGGAAATGGATTCTAGGATTGAAGGAAGCAACTTGGGCAACTTTCTAAGCTATGTCAATAGCGTAAAGGATAAACTAGATACTGGTGCTGAGAAAAATAAAGAGGTCAAGCAAAGGCTGGAGAAAAACAAGCAAGACTTTGCAGATATACTCGGAGATTCTTATTCCGGCGCGTTTGATATAAATAAAAAATAACTGGAGAAAAAATGCTTAGCTACACTATTGCGATCATTTATTTTATCATAACTATATTATTTGGTATCAATTTAAGCAATATGATATCACGCATCAAGAACAAGACGGGGGACATAAGTCCCCTTAGTATCTTGGCAACTATATCTTTGATCCTGCACTTTGCTGGGTTGACGATCTATTTTTCATTAGTTAATAATTTATGGATTGTAGTTTTGTCTCAGCTATTTTTGATAGCGACAATGCTGTATATTCGATACAAGAACAAATTCACCAAGAATGCAAAAGGTTAAAAAAGAATACCTTCTTTCTATTTTAAAAGCCGGGGACTTAATTCTTACCAAGTCACCGGACTGGGTATCCAGATTTGTCAGATGGGTAACGTCGAGCGAACAAAGCCATATAGCAATTTATCTTGGTAACGGTTTGTTAATTGAATCTCAGAACGGCTACGGAGTGCGCGTCTTAAATATAAATGAGTATTTGGATGATGACAAAATCGAGATTTTCATAGCAAGGCCAAAACTGATGCCTCAAAGAATATACGAAGTTCTTGATTTTTCTAAACAATTTATAGGAAGACGTTACGATCTTTTCGGCCTAATGGGGATATTGGTTAAATACATGATCGATAAAATGAAGCTTACTAAATGGATCACCTTCTTCGGATATAACAAGGTAGCCGATCCACAAAAATTCTGGTGCAGCGAGTTTGTTGCTTTCTGCTTCCATAAAATAGCTTTCGATTTCGTTAAACATGATGCGTCATACATAACGCCTAATGAGATCTACGAAAGTGGCGCAGTAGAAAAAATATACTATTAATAGAGGAATAAATGCCAACTTACATAACTGGAAATTCTAATTATCCCGAAAACTATGATCTCCAACCGACTGGAGCAACGACTCCAACCGTTTCTTATGTTCTTGACCAGCTAAGAGATTCTGGAACTGGAATCATAACCCAATCAGGCGATTATGTAATAGCCAGACAAGTAAACTCGATTTATACAATTATTCAAAAGATGCAGGAAGTCGTTGGTATAAATCCGGAAGATATTTTCAATAGCCTAGCCGATAGATTAAACTATCTTCAGTATTCTGGAAGCCTTGCCTTCGTTGCGCTCACTGGCGGAACAATGCTCGGAGATCTTACTGTAGATAGTCCGGCCACCTTGATAACTAACAACATTGCCAGCTCTGGTTTGATCTGGGATATGACTGGCACATCAAATATAACTTCAGATGGCCAAATCTATTTAATCGCAGAGACTGGTATTACGATTTCTAGTACCGGAGGAAGCGCCAGTTTTGATGTCAACGACTTTTTAGTCGATTCAATAGTTTCTGATTTAGTGGCCAGTTCAACCTTAAGTCTAAGCGGTACAGATATATATCTGCGCGCCACGAATGGCGTCACATATTACACCGATATCCTTCCAGACTCAAGCGGCACAAGAAATATAGGCAGTCCGGCATTAAGATTTTCCAATGTATACGCCGACAACATAACTTCTACAGGATTAACTACTTACCTATCTGGAAACTATGTTTCTAGAACCGGTGACAGTGTCACTGGAACCTTTACGTTTGGGAGCGGATCAGCATTATTGAATGAGGATTCTGGCGTAAACAATATTGGTGATGCATCTAATCCGTTCGGAGATGCGTTTATCAAGACATTGCATGTAACAAATCTAAGCGGTATGTCACCGATAAATCTTTTGTCTGATATAATTATAGATAGCGGGGTATCTATAGATTTTGCATCATCTGGAACTGTCGACATAGGCTCTATTTCTAACCCAGTAGGTACATTATATGCCGATAACGTAGTCTCTAGTTATTCGTTATCCCAGTTCATATCGTCTACTGGCGGAACAATGGTCGGAGATTTAAATTTTGATTCTGGAACCAATGTAGTCCTTGCTAGCGGCAATGTTTATCCTGGCACTTCTGGGGTTGGCACACTGGGTACCTCGACGCTACCATTCAATAATATCTATACGGACAAGGTGAACAACAAGTCTGTTTCAAATTTTGTATTCAATGAAATACTAGGAGGAACAGCTGACGGCGTCAATAAAGTGTTTACTATCGGGAATACTCCAATATCTAATTATGCCATGGTTTTTGTAAGTGGAATATTGCTAGCGCCAACGACTCAATACGTAATATCCGGAACCACCGTCACGTTAACTGGAAGCATGTATGCTCCAACGACGGCACCGATAGCAGGGTTTTACATATACTAATGATTAAAGATATCAAGCCAAATGGTGTCATATATGCTACTGCAAAAATAGGAACCGCTCTATTTTTGGCCGGAACCTTTACCTCTATGAATAGCCAGACTAGAAATCGCATGGCTTCCATAGACACTTCTGATGGTAGCCTGCTTCCATTTAGCCCGGTATTCAATGGCCTCGTTTTTTCTATCTGCAGTGGTGCAACAAAAATAGTTATCACCGGGCAATTCACTACTGTAACCTACAATAATATAACCACCTCGGATTGCGCTGGGATAGTTGTGTACGATACCGTTCTTGATTCATTTATAAAAATTAATTCTTTAACCTTTACCCCTCTAAGCAACTCTCCAGGAGGAGCTTTATTCCCCGGTGGTGGTTTAATGTATTCAAGTCAAATAGCGTACAATTCTTCAACCCAGACATTTTACGTGACAGGCCAGTTCATGTATGACTACACTGATGTTTTTGGAAATTCGGTAAGCGCAAGGACGGCTATAATATCATTTAAAGAGGATAATTTAACGCCGATTGACCTTGGGGTAACATTTGTTCCCGCATATATCAACGGCACTCCAAATACTAATGGAGTAAGAACTCCGCTGTATTCTCTGGCTGTTTGCGTCGACCCATCAACTAGCTATGTTTATTTTTGGGCCAGCAGCGCCGATGCTACTGTTTCTAGAGCATATGATGTATCCGATCCGCTAAATCCCGTAAGTTTAGGTTGGATTCCTCAGATCAAGCAGAGCAGTTCCAATAATGGGGTTATTGCTAGAATGTTTATAGTAGGCAACAATTTATGGTTATTAAGCGGGCCTGCTACTTTTTCAGGTTATTCAAAAAATTACTCCGCTGCTACTAAATCTTGCAATGGCATTATGGTAGTCGATAAGACAACATTCGATCCGGTATATCCGTCTGATCAAATTACTCCATTTGGTCTATCAACGTTTAATTTTATGGGTGGCGCTACAGCATATTCTCTTCTTGAAAATGATAGCGGAAACATAATAATACTTGGCGGTTTTTGGGGAGCTGGTTTTGGTACAAACTCAACAACCCCTACGAGATATAATGTCGCAGTCTTTGATCCGGTTGATTTTTCTAATCCAATAGGCGAGATCATAGATTTTAAAGGATGGGTAATAATAAACTACATAACACGCTTCCCGTACATCGAAAGCGGAGTAATCTATGGATATTTTATAGATGAAAATAAACTGTATGTATATGGAAGCCTACCGAATGACGGCGGTATCGTAAGATCAAATCAATTTGAGCCATTCATATTAAATATGGATGGGGGCAGGTATCCTTTGGCCTTTATAGGTGCTAACTAATGAGTGATGTTAAAATAGGTACAACATTTAACAATCTCGGCTCTGGAACAGGAATAGCGATTCCTCTACAGGGCTTGCGTTCATTATTGCCTGGCACAGGTGTTACTATAGATGTTAGCCCGTCAAACCAAGAGATCATAATTTCCTCCACCGGCGGGGGCGGATCTGGCACTAGCGGATTCTCTGGCTATAGCGGATTCTCTGGCTATAGCGGATTCTCTGGCTATTCTGGGCCTACTGGGGTCTCTGGATATTCTGGACATAGCGGGCCAACAGGCATCTCTGGGTTCTCTGGATACTCGGGCCCAACTGGAGTAAGTGGATTTAGTGGTTATTCTGGTCCTACGGGGGTGTCCGGATTCTCTGGATTTTCGGGTTACTCGGGCCCTACGGGCACTTCTGGATTTTCGGGTTACTCGGGCCCTACTGGAGCGAGTGGGTTCAGTGGTCCCACGGGAACCTCTGGTTTCTCTGGTTATTCTGGCCCGACAGGAATAAGCGGATTCAGCGGATACTCGGGAGAGACCGGGACCTCCGGGTTTTCTGGATATAGCGGACCTACAGGAATCTCCGGCTTCTCAGGTTATTCTGGTCCCACTGGAGTCTCTGGGTTTTCTGGATACAGTGGCCCAACAGGAGTAAGTGGATTCTCGGGCTATAGCGGATACAGCGGAAATCCTCCCACGCCAGCATTTGTTTTTGCGTATCATACTGGCTCCCAAACAGTAACGGTAGCAAACTCATACCAGGATATATCATATTCAAATAGCCCATTAAAATCGGGCTGGTCGCATACGTCCGGAACCGCATCCTTTACATGTTTAGAAAGCGGAAACTATCTGGCCAACTATACAGCAACGGTTAATAGGATAGCTACACCATCAGTGCGAATGGAAATCCGTGCAGTATTGGACGGAACAGAAATAAACGGAAGCCAAACTGTGCAAACTCTAGTGGCAAATAATGTTCCGGTGGAGATAAGCAATGGAATAATCTTCTCTGCTATCTCTGGAAATATATTTAAAAATCAACTTATGGGATCAACTACCGATGGACAAATAGCTCCGTTTGCGGGAACTGGAACCGCAGTAGCGCCATCAATTCGACTTTCGATAAGTAAAATATAATGGAGATATAATAAATGTCTGGTATAGCATTCATTTTTAGTGAAACAGATGTTCAGGGGTATATCGAAAGTCCCTCTGGAATAAATTATCTTTTAACTATTTCCGAAGATGGTCAGTTACAAGCTAAATACGAAGGCACGGGTACTGCTTTTCCAGTTTCTACAGGAGTATCTGGGTTTAGTGGATTTTCTGGGTTCTCTGGTCCAACCGGGGTGTCTGGATTTTCTGGTTACTCGGGCCCTACTGGCGTCTCTGGTTTCTCTGGTTATTCTGGACCAACAGGAGTAAGCGGGTTTTCGGGTTACTCAGGAGAAACTGGCACTTCTGGATACTCTGGTTACTCTGGCCCTACGGGAGTGTCGGGGTTCTCGGGTTACTCTGGACCTACTGGTACTTCTGGATTCTCTGGCTACTCAGGAGAAACAGGAACTTCAGGATTCTCGGGTTACTCTGGACCGACTGGTGTATCAGGTTTCTCTGGATACTCTGGCCCAACTGGAATAAGCGGATTTAGTGGCTACTCCGGACCAACAGGCGCTTCTGGATTTAGTGGATACAGTGGCCCTACTGGAGTTAGCGGCTTTTCTGGCTATAGCGGCCCTACTGGTGTATCCGGATTTAGTGGATATTCTGGTCCAACTGGAGTCTCTGGCTATTCTGGCCCTACGGGGGTTAGCGGATTTTCTGGTTATTCTGGGCCTACTGGTACTTCTGGATTTAGTGGTTATTCTGGAGAGACTGGTACTTCAGGATTCTCAGGATTCTCTGGTCCAACTGGTATAAGTGGATTCTCTGGATTCTCTGGTCCAACTGGTATAAGTGGATTCTCTGGATACTCTGGTCCTACTGGAACTTCTGGATTTAGTGGTTATTCTGGTGAAACTGGTACTTCTGGATTTAGTGGTTACTCTGGTCCTACGGGAGTAAGTGGATTTAGTGGTTACTCTGGTCCTACGGGAGTAAGTGGATTTAGTGGTTACTCTGGTCCTACGGGAGTAAGTGGATTTAGTGGTTATTCTGGTCCAACTGGTGTAAGTGGATTCTCTGGTTACTCTGGCGCGCCCGGGACAGGCTCATCTGTTTCATCAAATGTATTCGTGTATGATACTGGCACTCAAACAGTAACTGGCACCAACTTTTTCCAAGATATAACATTTAGCACTAATGTAATTTTAGACAACTGGACGCATACGGAAAGCGGAGTTTTATTTACCGGAAATATAACGAGCTCTCATTTGATCAATTATACAGCAACGATGAATAGAAATTCAAACCCGACATCTGTTGCGGAAATAAGATGTTTGCTAAATAATGCCGAAATATCTGGCAGCCAATCTGGTATGACTCTAACATCTAATAATGCAAGATCCGAGGTTAGCAATACTTTTATACTCTCCGTAACTTCCGGCGATACATTTAAAATGCAGTTTGCCGCAGATTCTACAAATGCCCAATTAGCTCCCGTGGGAACCAATGCGACTATTCGACCATCTATTCGGTTGTCAATAAATAAATTATAAGGTGAAACATGGTAGTACAATTTAATTTTGATTCAACCCAGCAAATGTTCGTTCAGTCGCCAACCGGAAATTACTACTTAATAACGGTAAGCGATGATGGACATGTTTTTTCTAGCTACAATGGTACTGGGACCCAAGTCCCAGCCGCCACAGGTGTCTCCGGCTTCTCTGGATTCTCTGGATTCTCTGGATTCTCTGGATCTAGCGGATATTCTGGCTACAGTGGCCCAACCGGAGTCTCAGGATTCTCAGGACCAACAGGAGTATCTGGATTTAGTGGTTATTCTGGACCAACAGGTACTTCTGGATTTAGTGGTTATTCTGGACCAACAGGTACTTCTGGATTTAGTGGTTATTCTGGACCAACAGGTACTTCTGGATTTAGTGGTTATTCTGGGGAGACTGGTACTTCTGGATTCTCAGGATTCTCAGGACCAACAGGAGTATCTGGATTTAGTGGTTATTCTGGACCAACAGGTACTTCTGGATTTAGTGGTTATTCTGGACCAACAGGTACTTCTGGATTTAGTGGTTATTCTGGAGAGACTGGTACTTCTGGATTTAGTGGTTATT